AGATTTAGAAAGGGGCAATAATGGCTAAAAGTATTAACGTATTACTTAGTCTTAAAGACCAATTTACTGCACCTATGAAAAAGGCTGGGGATAGTGCCAAAGACACAGAACGCAAGATGGTAGCTATGAAGAATAAGTTAAGTAATTTCGGTAACGGAATTAATAACAAATTCTTAGGTATTGCTGGTAGCATCGGTAAGATGGGATTAGCAATGTCAGGCTTGGGTGCGTTTGCTAGTGTTGGTGCGATTGTTGATTATGGTAAAAAGGCACTAGAAACGGCAAAAAGTGCAGAGTTATCACAAACATTATTGCGTAATAGCTTGGCCAATAACAATTCCTTGTATGATAAATCGGCACAATCGCTAGATGCTGCACAAAAGCAATTAAATGAGTATGCATCTAAATGGGGTCAAGTAGGGGTTATCTCTGCTGGCACTATTCGTGCTGGCTATCAAGAGTTAAATAAATGGAATGTTCCTGTTGATAAGGTGGACGGACTATCAGAAGCCTTAACTAATCTTGTAGCTGGTAAGTTTGGTATTAATGCTACGGCAGAAGATGCACAGTTAGCATCACAAGCAATCGGCAGAGCGTTCAATGGTGATGTAGCTGGCTTGACTAAGATGAAGATACCTTTAACGGAAGCACAAAAGCTAATCATTAAAAATGGTACAGAAGCAGAACGCTTGGCAACTATCAATGAAATAGTTAATGGTACATTCTCTAAACAGAATGAAATACTAGCTAATACACCGGACGGACAACTAAAACGGATGAAGAACCAACAGGCAGCATTAATGGCTACGATTGGTAAGGGTCTATTGCCTATGCAAAAAGCCTTTATTGATATGGTAAGTACTATCATGCCTATAGTTGCACCAGTTATTCAAGATATATTTAACACATTTAGCGGTGCGTTCACATGGATAGCACAGGTTATCACAGAAAACAAAGAAACAATTAAGACAAATCTAACAGAAGGCATGAACGTAGTTAAAAGTGTTCTAGCTACTGTTGGTAGTGTTGTTAAGTGGTGCGTTGATAATCTTGGGTTCTTAGCACCTGTTCTTAAAGTGATTGTAGCTGGGTTTGTTGCTTTCAATGTAATATCTAGCATCTTACCTATATTGTTATCAATATTTAGTGGCTTTATGACTGTAGTAAAAATTGTAAGAGTATTGAATATGCTAATGATTGCAAATCCTATGGTGTTTGCATTATATGCCGTGATAGCTGCTATTGCGTTATTGATCTATAACTGGGATACAGTAAAAGAGGTAGCAATAGGTGTATGGGATGCTATTTCAAGCTATGCTAGTGAATTATGGGATAGCTTAGTAAGTGGATGTACTGAATTTGTAAATGGTGTTATAGAGGTTGTTACACCTATTTATAACCGATTTATGGAAATCATGAGTCCTATCCTTGATGGTGTTATGCAAATCTTCAATGGTATTATTGATTTTCTTGTTGGTGTATTTACTGGTAACTGGGATATGGCCTTTAGTGGGTTAGTCCAAATCTTTAATGGTTACTTTGGAATTATTAAATCTATTGCACAGGATGTGCTTGGATGGGTACAAGATAAATTGCAATGGGCTGGTGAGAAAATCGATGCTATCAAAGAGGGTGGAGCATGGCTATATAACAATACTATAGGCCGTGTAACTGGTGAACATAATGCAACTGGTACTGAGTACTGGAAAGGTGGAGCGACATATGTCAACGAAAATCAACGTGGCGAAATTATCAATCTACCGAATGGCTCGCAAGTTATTCCACACGATGAAAGCATGAAACAATTAGCAAATAACCGTGGTAATGTAACTGTGAATGTAACAGTACAAGGCAATGTTATTGGTAATGAAGATTTCATGGATGCGTGTGGCCGTCATGTAACGGATAAAGTGATGTTAGCTATGGGTAATATGTAGGGGGTGTGAAGTGAGCTTTCAAGATAATGCTAAAAGCGTAATGAAACAACGCTTAATGACTAAACAAGCAGACTTGCAGAAGTTAGCGGTAACACGTGCTACAAAGTTTGCTGATAAGATTTCACATGGTTTAGTCGGTAAGATTTTAGATTATGCCGAACGAAAACCGACTACAGATATTGTATTTCACTCTGAATTAACAGATGAGTACATTACATTGCCTGTAGTACCTAACCCTTTACCTACAATTAATGAACCACAGGCTAATGAAACCTTTAATGGTCTTAGAGGTGATATTAAACTTATAGGACCGTTAGGATTGCGTACATTAACACTAGATAATATCTTATTACCAATTAATAAGGATTACTCCTTTATTCGTGGTAATGGTAGCGATGGGTTACAATGCTTGCAATTCTTTCAAGCACAACGGCAAATGAAAGCCGTGATGCGGATATGCATTATTCAATCTGATGGTAATGAAATCCTTAATATGCCATGTGTCATTAATGATCTATCATACACCTATGACAAAATTGGCGATATTAAAGCCACAATAGGTATTGAAGAGTATGTATATACTAATACATCAACTACAGCTCAATCTTCTACTGGTGGTGAAAATAAAGCCACAGATACAAAAGCTACAACTACCAATACTACAACTGCAAGCGCTACATCTACAAATGCTACAAAGACAAGCTCTATAGCGAATAAGAAGGTTAAGAAAAAATGAAGTTACAGTATACGAACACAACCAAAGGTAAAGATGGTAAAGATGTTACTGAAACACGTGAAATTACCGCCTATACAAATAACTATCAAAGGTCAGATGGTATTGATACACTAGGTCAAGAATTTACCTTTGACTTAGTGGATAATCCATTTGATTTTAACCTTATGGGTACACGGCTTGCTATTGGCGGTAAGGTAGAATTTAGCAATCAACTAAGCAACAATAACAAGAGTGCTACAACGCAACTGAACGAACAACAACAGGAGCAAGTAGTATTTCAAGGTATCATAGTAGCAGAAAAACAAAGCGGTGCTAACAAATATAGTTACACTTGCTTTGATTACTGCTTTTATCTCAACAAATCAGAGATAGAAATTCAATTCAATGGTGTTAGTGGCCTTGAAGCTATCAAAAAGGTGTGTAGTGAGAATAACGTGCCTTTGGGTAATGTGGCTGATATTAAGACTAGTATCAAGAAGATATATCAAGGTGAAACAGTATCTGATGTTATCAAGGATATTATCAAGCAAGCCACGGAAGAAACTGGCTATAAATACCGCTTAGAATACCGAGATGGTAAGGTACACGTTGAGGACTACAAAGATTTAGTGCTAGATAAGGTTATCACTCAACCTATCAACAATTACTCAAGAGATTTAAGCATGGAAGATATGCGTAATAGCATCGTAGCTATATCTCAAAAGGAAAAGAGTACATCTGTTAAGTCTACTATTCAAGATGATGAAAGCATCAAGAAATATGGCTTAATCAAGAAGATAGTTAAGGTTGATAATAAGAAGCAAGCACAGACTGCTCAAATTGCTAAAAAGACTATTCAAGATACTAATAAGGTAGCTGAAAAGTTAAACCTAACATTATTAGGTGATGATACAGTAAGGAGTGGTCGCATTATTATAATTGATGATTACACAGTAGATATACATGATAAATTCATAGTAGAAAACTGCAAGCATAATTACGGAGTTAACCATACTATGACATTAGATCTAAAGCGTGTAACTAAAGAACTTGATACAAGCAAGTATGCTACAAGTACTACTAAAACTGTTACACCTAATGCAACGAATAGTACTGCTAATGCAACGCAAGTTGATGCTGGCATGAACGCACTCAACGGATATGAAAGCGTATATCGTGATAATGGATGCGTTGATGTGGCGGTTAAGGCTGGCTCATACTATAGTCCATTCTTGAAACAACAGGCGGATATTGGTACGGCTAATGTAGATACACTTGTTAATAATGCTCAAAGTGCTGGATATAAGGTAGAAGCCTTTGACGGCTATGCTAAAAAAGGCGATATCTTGGTGTATGGTAATAACCAACACGTTATTATCTCTGATGGTGCTGGCGGTGGGTTTGGTAATAGTAGTAGCGAAGGACACGCTAAATTCTATTCAGATGCCAATAACGCATGGCACACAAACGAAGCACCTAGTAAAGTAATTAGAATGTCATAAGGGGGTATATATGGAAGAATGGCACAGTCAGATGGCTTCTATGTTCAAAGATAGAACTAACCCTATACGGATAGGTGCTTGCCTTGGAGAGGTTATCAGCACTTCACCTTGGAAGGTAGCTATCAAAGATGGGAAGTTTATGATAGATGCATCTAATGGATATGTATGTTTTCAGTTAATTCACCATATCACTACCTACTCTTATAGACATAGTGGAAAAATGACACATAAAGGGTGTCCAGCTGGGCCTAAATCTGATTACGATGCACAGGGCGAAGGTAAGATAGTGCTAGATGAGTTATGGAAAGCTGGCGATAAAGTACTCGTTATTCC